ATCTAGAATTTGTTTGTTGGTAATTTTAGTTGGATTACCATCAACCCATGTAATCTGATTAATATCTTCTGCATTTACACTAACTTGTGCATCTGATTTTAATGCTTTAATTGCACTTATTATATCTGTCATCCTGCTATCTCCATGACTGTTAAGGTTGAAGCTGATGTTGACGCCCAAGAATTATCTCCATCTGAATACTGACGATTTACATATACAATATAACTACTAGCATCGTGTGGACTTCCAACTAATACTTTATATGTAATTTCTGATGTAGTATTTGGGCTATCTAAATAATGCATAACGGCTGGGTCATTTGCGTATGTAGTATTAAAGTTAGTTACTTTATATGTATGCCAATGACTTCTTGTTCTATTAGAGCCTACTTGGTCACCCTTAAGTAAATCCGTTGCTGTACCATTTACAGTCCTAGTTATCTTAGCATCTAAGTGACCATAACCACTTAAAGAAGGATTAGCCATAATTAACATTTTACTTGAAGCTGAAGAAGGTGTAATCGTAAGATTTAAATCTCCAATTTCTAAGAGTGTTGTACTTTGTATACTTTGAACATCAGTCTTAGTAGTTTGTTTTACTTGCAACACAGAACCAGTACTATTGACAAGAGGATTTCCTGTCGTTGTTTGTATTGAATTTACTTTTAATATACTTGCCATTATGCTAACTCTCCATGAACTGCATTACTATTATCCCTATCTACAAGTGAACCTGCATCTGTAAACATTTTAATACCAAAAGAAGAAGATGACCTAGCATTGTTTACACCGATAGCATTTGCATTTTGAGCACAATTAATATTTACTGCCATTTGATTACTACTATCCATATTATTTGTAAAATTATAACTATAATCTCCTGTGCCATCATCTGAACCTGAAGAAATGTTAAAACTTTTTGTTAAAGCTGCTGAATCATTTCCTAGTACATACGCTTTTGCCAAACCCTGCACAGTATTCTGTGTAGCAGCACCATTATCTGAAACATAGGTAGATGTATTAGCAATTTTTATATTAGAACCACCACTACCTGCTTTATCTACGATCGTATCTACATTTAATTGACTTGTCATACTATACTCCAATATCCATTAACAGTAACTGTAGCATTATTTTGAGTTATTGGTCCAGAGCTTACACCATTTTCATCACTGTCTATTGTAATATCTGCTGATATAGTCTGACCATTTAATCTTATAATACTGTTGTTGCCTTTAAAAGGGTAACGAGTATCTGCTTCTGTTTTTGTATAAGTATTATTTACACTGAATACATCATATACAACCATTTCAACAACGTCATTTAAACTTGCTCCTGTAACAAGCACAACTGTTGTTCCTGTTGTAGCTGTATAATCTGTTCCTGGTTTTAATAATACACCATTCTGATATACATCCATATATAAACTATCGTTATAAGATAATACTAATGAATCGCTATCTGAACCACTGAAGGATGTTTGACCAGCAGTCGCTTGGTAAACATACCTATTCCTCACACCAAAGTGAGGTGATTTTCCTATGTATGGCATTATACTGCGATCTCCGTTACTGTTATACTGTGTGTACCTCTACCATAATTAGTGCCATTGCTTGGATAATTTATATATTGAGTAACAGCAGAACTAGAAGCCCATTGTAATTTATATGTTAATTGATTTGTTGATGGGGCTGTATCTTTTAAAAAGAAAGGAATAGCATACAAAGTGTAGTCTAAAGCTCCAAAATCATCAGTATTCCAGAAGGCATCACCTCTTATAAAATCACTATCTCCACTACCAGTTCCACCGACAGCAGCTGCATTACCACCGCCACTTGTTTCTGATCTATAGCATCTTATACCACCATTAGGATTTGAACCACTTCCTATATAAACTGTTCCTGTAACATTTATTATATTATTTGTTGCTTTAGGTGTAATATTAACTGTTAACCCAGTTATATCTGCCCAAGTAGTACTAGCACTTAAAGCCTGTTGAGTATCAGTTGTAGAGGTTATTGCTTGTAAAACTGAACCACTTGGCAAACCACTATATGCTAATCCATTACCTGTTACTTTAGTTAAAGCCATTTATCACTCCTTAAGCGTAAGGGCTGTCACCTAATACTGATGTATCCCACGCTGCTTTCAATTTAGTTATTGTATCTGCATCTGTAATAGCCTTTGCTGCAGGAGCATCTCTCAATGCTTTCTTTTTATTTACACTTGCAGTTTTAGCAGAAGCATCATCTGCTTCTAATGCTTTCATATACACTACATCTTCAGCTTCTAATAAAGGCTTTCTTACTGATCTTATTTTATCTTTAAATATTTCTTTTGCTTTAGTCATGTCTTCAGAGATAACTTGACCATTTATTGCCCAAGCATTTCTAAAGTGTCTGTCTGATGGTTTAGAAGATACAGTTGATGCATCAATCGACTTCCCATCTTTATCTACGATATAACTTGTCATATGTTTCTCCTATGCTGCTAATTCTATATCATCTGTTATTTGCCATGCATTACGCCATTGACGATGCTCTGGCAGTTGATGTGTTCGGCATATAACCATCTTTGGTTTGTTACCTTCATTCCAAGTTCGCCATACACGCTCTGGAATATCTTTCTTGATTAGGTATTCTATTGCTTGTTCTTCTGTCATTGCTTCAACAGGTTTAGTGTTATGCAACAAATACCCTCTCGTATGTTTTTCAAAACCAGGTTGTGCTTCGTCTTTTGCTAATTCCCAATATACTTCAACAGGGGGTAAAATGCCACCCTGTAATGCACAAGCCATCCAATTAGGATCAGGAACTAAAACCTTTGCAGGATTGTCCATATCCTCTGGGTCTTCGTATACTACTCGTACATCTGATTGCACTTTGTCTAGGTTCTCTTTCGCCCAATGCAATCGTTCCCATAAATGTGTTCCTTGAAATTCTGGTGTTTTTATCATGCTAAATCTCCCATAGCCATTGTACCCACTCTGTTTGTATCTACAGCAGAACCTCCTTCATAATGATATATTAAAATAGTGCTAGTAGTTTGTCCTTCAAAACTTGAGTGTACATTAGTTCTAGTAGAAGCATCTTGGCTATCAACTGATGCTGAAAAACCATCATTAGACATATTATTAGTAAAATTATTAGTATAATTACCTGTGCCACCATCTGTAGTACTACCTACATTAAAACTATCTCTAGTAGCTAAAGTGCTAGTTCCATTAATGTTACACCAAGCCTTTGCCACACCATTAAAAATATAACTCGTATCTAGCGACTTTTCTGTACTTGTGTTCTTAGAATCAGAAGTTGTCAGTGTATCAAATTTTAAATTTCCGTATGCCATTATGCTAAATCTCCTAAAATTGCACCATTTGCATCATCAACATCGTATAAGTTTCCATTCATAGATTCTGTTATTATAACTGCTAAGACTGTAGTGTGTGAAGATGCTGCACCTGTGTCTGCTACTCTTCTTACTCCATTATCTCCTGCTGAAACTAGTCTACAATAATCTCCATCAGACATAGGACTTGTTATTGCATAGTTAATTTGACCTGCTGATACGTCAGTTATTGTACCTACATTAAATGAATCTCTTGATGCAGGACCACTTGCTTCTCCATCAATATTTGTCCAAGCCTTTGCCAAACCCTGTTGCAGATTAGTCGTAGTAGAATTACCTTCACCTGTCACAAGGATTGAACCTGCTGTAGTTGTTCCTGTAAGTTTATTAGTTAATATTTCACTCATGCTAAATCTCCCAATACAGAAACAGATTGATCAGCGTCTACTGCAGCTGATGTAGTATGCGTTCTTGCTCCTACTAAAGCTGTTGTTTGAGCAATCCCTGAATCTGCTACTTGTTGTATACAAGCTATAACACCACCTAAATGTACAAATCCTGATGTAGAATAATTTGCATTACTCATATTATTAGTAAAAGAATAACCAAAAGCACCAACGTTTTCATCTGTAACACTTGTTGTATTAAAACTATCTGCTAAAGTAGGTGTTCCCACTCCAGTTGTATGTACCCATTGTTTTGCTATTCCTTGTACAATATTCTGTGTAACACTTGTGCCACCATCTGATTCATACACAGATGTATTTTTAATTCTTATATCTACCCCTGCTGAACCACCAGTTTTTCTAATTGTGTCTGTGTATAAACTACTCATAGTGTCACCAATGTCCCACCTGATTCTACTGTAAGTGTTACTCCACTTGCAACTGTAAATGGTCCAGTTACATTGGCATTTTCAGTAGCCAGTATTGTTGTGTTTGCTGTTAACGATTGTGCATTAGTTCTAAACAATCCACCAGCTTTAAAGTTACCTTTGTTTTCAGCAGCAGGTGTAACTGTAGACTGTTGAGGTGCAAGATAGTTTACAAATATATTTCCTGTGCCACTTGATGGTGCGGCAGTAAATGTTAGAGTTGTTCCATCAGGTATTGTATAAGCTGCAGTATCTTGTATTACACCATCTACAGATACAAGAACATCTTGCACAGAGTTTACATACGTTGTTAAAGTAAACGTTGTATCACTACCATCTCCATTAAATCTTTCAACTGCTTTAGTACTCTGATAAGCAGTAGGTACATCTTTTCCTATGTAAGGCATATTTACTCCTATTCACTTATAGTATCTACAGCAGATACAATTACATCTAACGAATTTGTAGCAGTTGATTTAGCTCTCAGTTTATCACCTGATTGTAATACTATTTTACTGCCACCATCTATTAACTCCAGACTAGATCCTGCTGGAATTGGTGCATTTTTTATAACGTAACCAACTACAGTATTACTATTGTCTGTTACAACAACATCAGCTTCTATCTGAGAAGTTGTTGTATTCGCTAAACGTATACCTACAATAGCATCGTCAGAGTTAGATGTAGCTCTTATGTCTGCTAAACTTGCATCTATATCTTTTGTTATTGTCCTTTCAAAATCTTGTGCCATTTTATTCTCCCATTATAAAGCTATTGCCATAGCTGTAGCAAAGCCCTTACTTGCATTTGAGCCTGCTGCGTATGTTTTAAGTGTAGAGGCAGTTACTTTTCTATTTGTACCTCCTGCTCCATTATCAATGATAAATAAATCAGCATCAGCAATCGCCTCACCCAGATCTGTAGCACCATCAATATCTAATGCACTTATAGATACTTTATTTGCTGTTGATATAGTAGATAGATAAGTATCTCCTATCGCAGTTCCTTGCCAAGTTCCAGTTCCTATTGTTCCTAATGTAGTTATATTAGATGAGCCTGCCCATGTACTAACTGCAGTATTTTCTACATTGTTTAAACTTAAATCTGTTTTAACTTCTGCATAACTACGACCTTCTATTCCTGAGGCTGTAAGTTTTGCATAGTCATCATCGGCTGCATCGGCATCATCTATTTTTACAGCATTAGTATTTGCTATTCCAAATGTAAGCGCAGCTTGCTTTGCATTCCATGTAGATGCTGAAGATATATAACTATCTGCTATAGCTGTTCCTTGCCAAGTTCCAGTTCCAATAGTTCCAACAGAAGTTATTTGAGTTTGTGATGCATTTACACTTAAAGTATTTCCAGATTTTGTTAAACCTGTTCCTGCAGTAATCTGTCCTGCTCCTGAAAACTGTGAGAAAACTAAAGCTGTTGTTCCTACTGTAATTGGATTATTAGTTGTTAATACCCAACCTGAATCAGCATTTGCTGTACCTTGTTCTACAAAGAAAAATGTACCATCAGTTACTTCTGTATTTGAATCAAAGTCTGTAGCTCTTGTCCAAGAACCTCCATCTACTACAACATAAACACCATTTTGAGAACCAGTCGATTGATCTTTTACAAGCACTCTATCTCCAGCACTTAAAGAAACACCATCTATAGTTTGTGTATTTGCTAAAGTAATATTAGCAGTTGTAGCTACTTTAACTGAATCTTTAACATCTAAGCCTTCAGCTACTGAATCAACATATGCCTTAATACTTTGTTGTGTTGCTAGATGTGTTGCTGAATTTGAAGACATATTATCTTCATCTTTTATAGCTGTACCACTTACGCCAGTGTTTAGAACTGGTGAGGTTAAGGTTTTATTAGTTAGTGTATCAGTAGACGATTCAGTAACAACAGTACTATCAATAGAAAATGCACCACTTGAATAGGAAAGTCCTGTACCTGCACTAAGAGCAGCTCTAGCTCTTGCATCTGTATAATATAAATTTGAACTACCTTCAGATAAATCATCAGTATCATAAGCTGAAACAAACGTTACAAATGAAGAACCATTATGTACTTTCATTTCATTATTAGCAGTATCGTACCATAAATCACCTTCACCTACTGTGCCACCTGTAGGAGCAGAACTGGCTATAAAATAAGTATTGGCAAAAGTATTTACATTAGTTATATTTGTAGCTACAGTATTAACGTTTGATATTGAACCAGCTACAGTATTAACGTTTGATATTGAACCAGCTACAGTATTAACATTAGTTACTGCACCTGCAACAGTTGCAATATTTGCAATTACTCCTGTTCCATTTAAATTAGCCATGTTAGTTACATTAGTACTTGTACCAAGATTACCCATAGCGGTTACATTTGCTGAAGTTCCCAATAAACCCATGTCAGTAACTACCGCACTTGTACCTAGTAATCCCATAGCTGTAACATTAGCACTTGTGCCTAAGTGACCCATTGCTGTAACATTAGCCGATGTTCCTAATAAATCCATATCGGTAACTACAGCACTTGTGCCTAATAAGCCCATGTCTTCTACAACTGCACTAGTACCTAATAATCCCATTGCTGTAACATTAGCACTTGTGCCTAAGTGACCCATTGCAGTTACATTAGTACTAGTACCTAATAAGCCCATATCTGTAATAACATCTGCTACACCTAATAAACCTACTTCTGTAGCTTTACCTGCAACGGCTGTTACATCACTAGATATTCCTGCAACAGTAGTTACGTTACTAGATACCCCTGCAACGGTAGTTACATTAGAAGCTATCCCAGCTACAGTAGTTACGTTTGATGCAACACCTGCAACAGTTGCTATATTTCCTACTACGCCTGATGCACCAAGTGTAGCCATATTAGTTACATTTGCACTTGTACCTAACAATCCCATGTCTGTAACAACATCTGATACACCCAGTAATCCCATAGCAGTTACGTTAGCTGAAGTTCCAAGATGTCCCATAGCAGTTACATTTGCAGAGGTTCCTAAAAATCCCATGTCTTCAACAACTGCAGCAGTTCCAAGTAATCCCATATCTGTAACAACTGCGCTTGTACCTAATAAACCCATAGCGGTTACATTAGCCGATGTTCCTAAATGACCCATAGCAGTTACATTAGCTGAAGTTCCTAAGTGACCCATTGCTGTAACATTAGCGCTTGTGCC